AAAACTAGTTCTAGTAGCAATAAAATTAAGCTAACACAAGAAGATGTTAGACTTGCTCAGAAATGGAATATTCCACTTGAAAAATACGCAGAAGAAAAATTAAAGGTTGAACAAGCCGCTGGCGAATATACAACTGTTCGTTAATATTTTTCTATCATAGTATTATAATTAATAATTTTATAAATTATATACATACAATTTAAAAGCGTGGTGTATAAAAGGAAAGAAGGAAATAAAATAATGGCACGTACAGACTTACGTAATACAACAAACCGTGAATCAACTGAACGGAAAAATGTCTTCGAAGAACCTAATTGGTTAAATATTCCAAATCAAGTTCAGGAACGGTTTAGAAATCAGGGACTAGCTCTTCGCTGGATTCGTGTAACTCTTAAAAATCAAGATGATTACCAAAATGTAGGCAAGCGTCTAGCAGAAGGTTGGGAGTTTGTAACATCTGAAGAAGTACCTGAAATGTTAATGTCTTCTGTCGTAAGGGAAGGTGGACGATATGCTGGAACAATCTGTCGTGGAGATTTAGCACTGGCTAAAATGCCGGTTGATCTAGCGGCATCTCGTCAAGAATTTTATGAACGTCGTAGTAAAGAAATGGTAGATGCTGTAAATACTCAGCTTATGAGTAGTTCAAATTCTCGTATGCCAATTTCAAATACAAGTCGTTCACAAATTAGTCGTGGAACAAGTCCTCGTTTCCAAGATTAATTTAAATTTAATATACATAAGTCTATAAATGTGTTATTAATTATTAACTATTTTAGTAAATAGAAAGGAAAAAGTATTATGTCAACTACAAAAGCTCTTTCCGGTCTACGTCCTTCTCGCAAGCGCGGTGGTTCACCTAATTCACAGGGTATGAATGAATATCCTATTCAATCTGGTAAAGCCGCTAACTTTTTTACAGGCGATATTGTATGTAATGATGCCGGATATGTTGTGGCTCTTTCAGCAGTCACTCAGAAAGCACTAGGTGTTTTTATGGGATGCCGTTACGTTGCTAATGGTGTTCCAACATGGTCACAAGTATGGCCCTCTGGTACTTCCGCTACAGATGCTTATGCACTCGTAATGGATGATCCATCTGCTACATTTGAAGTTCAAGCAGATGCTTCTTGCACTATTGGAGATATGAACTCATTAAACTTCGATGTTACTCTAGGTGCTGGCTCAACCGTCACAGGCCGTTCAGGTTTTGGCGTAAAGGCAGCTAGTCGGACAACTGGTAGCGCAATGCTTCGCGCAATTTCAGCAATCGACGAACCCGGTAACGATATTAATGTTGGAGCAGAGCGAGCTTATCCAAAGCTTGAAGTTCGCATTGTACGTCATATTGATGCTTACATTTCTGCTGACGCATCTGCCAACTAATTAGGAAGAAGGAGTAATTAATTATGGCTATTAATCGCGCTAGTATTGCGAAAGAACTTCTTCCTGGTCTAAATGCAATTTTCGGGACTGAATATGCAGACGTAGATAACGAACACGCTACTCTATATGCAATTGAAAATTCTGATCGTGCATTTGAAGAAGAAGTACTATTCACCGGCTTCGGCACCGCACCTGTTAAGGGCGAAGGCGCTGCCACTCAGTATGACGACGCTCAAGAAGGTTATACCTCTCGTTACACACACGAGACAATCAGCCTTGCTTTTGCAGTCACTGAAGAAGCTATGGAAGACAACCTTTATGATACCTTTGCAAAGCTTCGCGCACGCGGTCTTGCCCGTGCAATGGCTAACACAAAGCAAGTTAAGGCTGCTGATGTTTTCAACAACGGCTTTAGCTCTTCATATCTTGGTGGAGATGGTGTTGCACTATTCTCCGCTTCGCATCCAACTGTTGGTGACGGCAACCAATCCAACACTCTAGGTGCAACCGATCTTTCTGAATCTTCACTTGAAACCGGCCTTATCACTATTTCAAAGGCAAAGGATGATCGTGGTATTCTAATTGGTCTTCAGGCTGTTTCTCTTCATGTACCATCTGATCTAGTCTTTACAGCAGATCAGATTCTCAACAGCCAGATGTCAACTGTAATTGGCGTCAATCCTAACGATACATCAATTGGTGCAACAAACACCAACAAGATCAATGCCATTAAGAGCCAAGGTCTTGTTCCAAAGGGTTATTTTGTAAATCGTCGTTTTACAGATACTAACGCTTGGTTTATCAAAACCGATTGCCCAAATGGCGCAAAGATGTTCGTTCGCGCACCGCTTCAGACAAAGATGGACCCAGACTTTGATACGGGCAACCTCCGTTTCAAAGCTCGTGAGCGGTACAGCTTTGGCTGGTCCGATTGGCGCGGCTTCTATGGCGCATCAGGTTCTGCATAATAATTTTAATTTAAATTAGCAATAATTATAAAATTAAAATATATTAGTTTAACCGTATAAAATAAAAAGAGAGGGAAAGGTAATAATATTAGGTAATACATAAAATACTTAATTTATTCCTTTCCTTCTCAATTTTTATATAATAAGTTCAAAAAAATTAAAATAAGGTATATTGATAAATGGCAGCCTCTAATCTTCGCCAAGCATTTGTAACAGGAAGTGGCGCTGTTCTAGATACAGTTACAAATGTCAGTATTTCAGATACTCGTATTCGCGCTTTGCACGCTTCTGGAGTAGGGACGTTTCTAATTACTGGAACATCTACCGATGATCGTGGAAATGTTACTGGAACAAATATTAAGTTTGTACTTACAACAAACAGTGACGCTGGTGACTTAATTTTTCCAGAAGATGGTCTTCGTATGACTGGGACAGTAAAAGTTTCTGCACCAACATCCGCAGCTACTGTAGCAATTTTCTATGGCTAATTATACTTCATTAGTTAGTGAATTAATTGCCACAACGGAAAATGATGGCGATGAATTTGTTAACTTTATTCCAAATATTGTTAATCGTGCAGAAGAACGTCTAACTAAAGATTTAGACGACTATGGTTTAGTAACTTATACCTCTGTAGCCGTATCAAGTGGAACCAATCTTTTAACATTACCAACTGGAACACGAATTGTAAAAAATATTAATATTAAAAATAGCAATTCATCTAAGATTAATTTACTACTGCGTACAGACGAATTTATTAATGACTACTGGCCCGTCTCCGCATCTACCAATTCTTCTTATCCTCCGAAGTATTACGCACGCCGAAACAATACAACAGTTTTAATTGCTCCAACTCCAGCCTCAACTTTTGACGGAGAAGTAGTTCATGTTTCTCGTCCTACAACTTTAACATCAGTTACACAAACTAATTATTTTACAGATTTTTGTTATGATCTTTTATATACAGCTTGTATGATTGAATCTGCTGTTTTTCAAAAAGACTATAACGCAGCAACTTTTTATGAACAAAAGTATGCTGGTATTTTAAATCTTCAACGTAATCAGGCACGCCGTACTCGCAGAGATGATATGCAAACTCCTGCAAATCCAACTGGTGGTGATAATCCAGTTATTCCTAATTCCCCATAATAAAAATTAATAGAGGTTTAATTAAAAAAATGATTAAAGAATACGGTGGTAAAGAAACCTATAAATCTATGAAGGCAATGAAATTACACGAGAAGAAGGAAAAGCCTTCCGTAGAAAAAATGGAAAAAAAGTCAGGAATGAAAATGATGGCTGATGGAAAAAAAGTTGGAATTAGTAAAGGTATGATAGAAGATTATACTTCAGTTCCTCGTGAACTTTCAGCCGATATTCAATCTATTCCCGGACCAGGACGCAAACCTACACCTCCAGAACCTAAAAAGGAGACATCATCTACTACAGTAAAGAAGATGCACGGTGGTAAAATTGGTCGCGGTTGCGGTGCTGCCATGAAGGGTGGCGGCGCTGTAATGTATAAGTAAATAAAAGAATAATCAGAGATATTATAAAAAAATGGATGAAAAATATATTTTAGATTTAAAACCTTCAAAAAATCGTACTGCAAAAGTACGTGAGGGTGAACTAGAAAAAAGTCGAGAAAAGTTTGACAAGACTGCGGACACTAAAACAGGTGAAAATGTTCGTGAAGCTATTTCTATGCTTATTCCTGGTGGCATGGCAGTATCTAAGGGACGACAGGCTTTAAATCTTGGTAGAAAGGCTATAACTGGTTCGTTAAATAGACAGGCCGGTGCTAGAGCGTCCATTCAAGAAGCTTTAGGTAATACTCGTTCTGTAGGTCCAACACAAAGTTCTAGATTAGCTACTTATCCTGCTCCTGCTGGAGGACGCGGTTCTACATTTATGTCTAAAGCTGAAATTGCTGAAGGTCAGACTGCAAGACGCTCGGCTAGAGAAGCTGCTCCATGGGCTGGTGGTGCAGCAGTTATGGATGGCTATAATCGTCAACTGCGTAAAAAAGAAGGTTCTAAACCAATTGATCTATCTGGTGAAGAATTAGATTTAATTGAAAGTTATTCTAAGAAATCTAAAGGTGGAGTTATTGGTGTAGGTAAGGCACTACGTGGCTATGGTAAAGCCATGATGTCAAAAAAGAAAAAGAAGTAATATGCCTCTTAAAAAAGGAAAAAGTCAAAAGACTATTAGTAAAAATATTTCTACTCTTGTAAAAGAAAATAAACCTTTAAAGCAAGCAGTAGCTATTGCTCTTTCTAAAGCTGGTAAGTCAAAAATTATTAATAAAAAGAAAGAGGGAGGAGCAGTTTCTAAGGTTAATGAAGCTGGTAATTATACTAAGCCAGAACTTAGAAAAAATATTTTTAATAAAATTAAAGCTAGTGATAAAGGTGGAAAACCAAATCAATGGTCTGCTCGTAAAGCACAACTATTAGCTAGTGAATATAAAAAGGCTGGTGGAGGTTATAAATAAGAGAAAAAAATTATGATCAAATATTTTAAAAATATTATTTCTAAAATTAAATCTAAATTACCTAAAATTTGTAAATGTAATTGTGATTGTCCTTGTCATAAATAAATAAATAATTGGAATTATTAAATGTCAGTAGCAAGTAGCATTACAAAATGGGGTAAGACAGAGCCATTTAATCTTCAAATAGCTCGTAATCAAATTTCTTATCATAAATTTATTTTTAAGTTTGGATTTAATTCAGACATTAATGGTACAGAAGAGACTATTTGGGATGAGGGTGCCATTTATGCTTATCCCGCTGCTGCAATTCAAATGAAGGTATCTAGCACCAGTACAGACGATACATCTGCTGGTACTGGTGCTAGAACTATTGTAGTTTCTGGTTTAGATCAAAATTGGGATGAAGCATCTGAAACTGTTTCTCTCAACGGACAAACTGAGGTTTTAACAACAACAACTTTTATTCGTGTAAATCGTGCTTATGTTGCAACAGCAGGAAGTGGTGGAACAGCCGCTGGCAATATTTATGTAGGTACTGGCACAGTAACTACAGGAGTTCCAGCTACTATTTATGCTAAAATAACATTAGGTGAAAACCAAACACTTATGGCTGTTTGGACTGTTCCAGCGGGATATACTGGCTATGTTACAAGAGGAAGTATTTCACAAGGAACAACTTTTGCAAATCAATATACAACAGCTAGACTTGTAATTCGTCCTTTTGGTGGAGTTTTTAGAACAGCAGTTAAAGTTACATTAACAAATATTTTTATTGATTTTCCATTTGAAATTCCTGTACCAATTCAGGAAAAATCTGATATTGAAGTTAGAGCGTTTTCAAGTGGGTCAAATAATACTATTTCTTCAACATTTACAATAATTTATGTTAAAAATAATCCAGAAGAATTATAATGGCTTTAAAAAAATCACAACAAAGTTTGAAAGCTTGGACTAAACAAAAATGGCGTACTAAGTCGGGAAAACCCTCTGAAGAAACTGGGGAAAGATATTTACCTGAAAAAGCTATTAAAGCTTTATCTTCTTCTGAATATGCGGCTACTACAAAAGCTAAAAGAGAAGGCACTAAAAAAGGAAAACAATTTGTAAAGCAGCCGACATCAATAGCTAAAAAAGTTAAAAATTATAGGAAAATAAAATAAAAATGCCATTATCTGAGACTGATCGTAATAAATTAAAAAAATATGGTTTATCAGGTCTTAATAAACCTAAGCGTACACCAGATCATCCTACAAAAAAAGGAATTGTTGCAGTTAAATCTGAAGCTAATCAGGGAGTAAAAGTTATTAGATTTGGCGATCAAAAGATGGGCCATAATTATTCTCCAGAAGCTAGGAAATCTTTTAAATCTAGACACGCAAAGAATATAGCTAAAGGACCACAAAGTGCTGCCTATTGGGCTGATAAGTTTTTTTGGGCTGGTCCATCTGGCTCTAAAAAGAAACCACCTCCAGAACAAAAAGTTGTGAAAGGTCTAAAAAGGCATTAAAATATGGCTATTACTAGATCAAATATTGGACAACAAATTATGAAAACACCTTCAAAAAAACAACCAAAGTTAGGTACTGGAAAACGATTTGAAAATTTAACTAAAAGTATTGCTGCTAAAGGAAACGTAAAAGACCCTGCTGCTGTTGCTGCTGCAATTGGTCGAAAGAAATACGGTGCAAAAAAGATGGCGCAACTTTCTGCAACTGCTCGTAAAAAGAACGCTCGTCGCCCCTAAAATAAATAAAGGAAAATACATAAATGGCTACAAGCGGCTTATATAATTTTTCACTAGATATTGATGAAATTATTCAAGAAGCCAGCGAAATGATTGGTGGTGAAGCAGTTTTAGGAGAAGAACCTAAATCTGCTCGTCGCTCTATTAATCTATTGTTGCAAGATTGGCAAAATAGAGGCGTACTTCTTTGGACAGCAGATACAACGATTGTTTCATTAACAACAAGTGTAACTGCTTATTCATTGACTTCAGCAACTGTCGATATTTTAGAAGCTGTTGTAAATCGAGACGATACTGACATTGGATTAGAACGTATTTCAATGGAGGAATATTTAAAAATTCCTCGTAAAAGTCAAGTAGGTCGTCCAACCCAATACGCGGTTCGTCGCGGTAGCGTAAATCCAACCGTTTATTTATGGCCTATTCCAGAAAATAGTACCGATACATTAAAGCTAGAAAGAATTACTTATACTCAAAAAGTTAATCAATCTGCTATTCAAACTCCAGATATTTCCCGTAGATTTCTTCCATGCCTAACTGCTGGTTTAGCATATTTTATGTCTATGAAACGTCCAGGAATTGAGGGCGGTCGTATTCAATTTTTAAAACAAGAATATGAAGAACGACTAGCACGGGCTATGGATGAAGATAGAGAACGATCAAATATTCGTATTATTCCTCGTTTAAATAGAATTTAAAAAAAAAATAAAAAAAATGGCTTCTCATAAAAACGCCTTAGCTCAATGTGATACTTGCGGTTTTGAATATCCTTATCGGGTAATGAAACTAAACAGTTATGGTATGCTTGTCTGCCCTACTGATTATGATGGTATGTATGATTTAAAAAATCATCCACAAAATAAAACACCATTTTTACGAGATGACGAATTTATTAAAAATCCAAGACCACCTCTTTATGCAGAACGTAATAAAGAATGGAATACAGCAAACATTAATTATGAAGATGTTAATACAGATTGGAATTTAATCTAAATGGCTACATTAACTGGAAAAACTATTGCCAATACCTATAAACAACTTCTTCAAATTGGAAGTAATAATACAGGTATTTCCGGATCGCTACAAACTGTTCAAGATGGTAATACTACTAATACTGCTTTACAATTAAGTAATTCTACAGTTAATATCAATGGAACATTTCAATTAAACGGTTCTACATTAACGGCTACAGCTTCTGTTTTAAATGCTGTTTCAGATTTAACTGGTGCCACTGGATTTGTAGCTGTAAGTGCTGGTCAAGTTTATGGTCGTACATTGGTTGAAGGTACCGGCATTGCAATTACAAATGCAGACGGAACTGAGGGTAATCCTGTTATTTCTTTAAATGAAACTGGATTAACAGTTTCTGTAGCTGCTGTAAAAGCTAATGCTGGAACTATTGATGGCATAATTTCAGCAACTTATTTTGTTGGAGACGGTTCAGGATTAACTAATGTTCCTTCTGCTGAAGGTGGTACAGTTAAATTTATTACTGCTGGAACTGGCGTTAATATTACCGTAGATGCAGCATCGTCCGCTACAATTCCAGTTAGTGGGACAATAGGTGTAGCCGCTAATCAATCTTTTGGAACTGTTTCAGTTTCAACTGGCTTAGTTGTTCCTGAAGGCGCTGTAACTTTTGCAGTTCCGCTTTCAGGTTCTTCCGCTGTCTTTAGTGGTAATGTATCTGCTGCTGGCTTTTATATTGGTGGAGATAGCGTTGCCACCTCTTCTCAAGTTGCAGCCGTTAGTGCTTTAACAAGTGTAAATTTAGCTGCTATTACATCAATCAATTCAGTTATTGATAATCTTGATTTTGCTACAAGTGCGGAATTAGCCACAGTTTCTTCAACTATGGCAACCAGCATTAATAATAGCAACACGGTTATAGCTGCCGTATCGGCTTTAACATCAGTCAATCTTGCAGCCATTACAAGTATTAATACAGTTGTTACTAACTTGTCAGCTACTATGGCTACAAGTATTGCCAATGTATCAGCTACAATGGCGACCAGCATTAATAATAGTAATATAGCTATTGCTAATGTGTCGGCTCTAACATCAGTTAATCTAGCAGCCGTTACAAGTATTAATACAGTTGTTACTAACTTGTCAGCTACTATGGCTACAAGTATTGCAAATAGTAATACAGCTATTGCCGTAGTATCAGCTTTAACTTCAGTTAATTTAGAATCTATTACAAGTATTAATACAGTTGTTACAAATCTATCGGCTACAATGGCTACAAGTATAGCTAATCATTTGCCATTATCTGGAGGTACTTTAACTGGAACAGTTAGTGGTACAGATTTTTATGTAAGTGCAGTTGCTATTGGAGTTGACGCGCTTCTAGGAAAACAGTTGCATTTAGGAACAGCGGCTGTTGCAGATTTAGTTAGTTTAACAGATGGAACTAGCATTGCGGTAGATTTTAATGCTGGTCAAAACTTTGTAGTTCAATTAGGTGGAAACCGTACTTTAGAAAGTCCAACAAACTGCGTTGCAGGACAGACAGGAAGTATTTTTATTGTTCAAGACGGAACAGGTTCTAGAACTTTAAGTTATGGTGGATCGTGGAAATTTGTCGGCGGTACTGCCCCAACTCTAAGTACAGCAATTAGTGCGGTTGATAGACTAGATTATATTGTTTATACTTCAACAGACGTACATTCAATTGCCTCATTAGATATTAAATAATTATAAAAAAAATATACATATAGAAGGTAAATAATGGTATTTAGTAATAATCTTCTTTTAGGTGCAGCAAACCAGGGTGGCGGCGCTTACACCATCGACTATGCCGCCCGCTTCAATTCCGCCGATAGCACGCGTCTGTCAAAGACGCCCAGCAGTATTAGCAGCCTTCGCATAGGTTCGCTTGATTTTTGGGTCAAGCCAACAAACTTCGGGACCACACGCGCTTTCTTCGTCCAAGAGCGTACTGCTCCCGGGACACACGCCATCTATGTGACCTTCACAACCAGCGATAAGTTTGCTGTCTCGTTTGAGAACGCTGGCGGCGCAAACATCATCAAGCGAGAGACAACGCAAGTTTTTCGCGACCCTTCTTCGTATTACCACATCCATATAGATTGGAACAGCAACCTGACAACAGATGCCTGTTGCTCTGTCTATGTAAACGGCGATCAGGTAACGGCGTTCGACACAAAAACGAACGCGGGGGCTGCTACCGATCTTGGACTTAACACGACTAACCCGATCAGGCTCGGCAGCGCGGTATCGTCCAATTACTTTAATGGGTATCTGTCGCAATTCCTTTACGCCGATGGAACACAGTTTGCTCACACGGTAACTGGACAAAGCGACGCTTACGGAAATTGGGTTCCGATACTTCCAGCGGGCATCACGTTCGGGAGCGCAGGCACTTGGTTGGATTTTGCCGATAGCTCAAATCTCGGCAATGACGTAAGTGGTAATGCGAACGATTGGACATCATCCGGCCTCACATCCGCAAATCAAGTCACCGACACGCCGACGAATGTTTTCTCCACCTGGAATTCGCTAAACAACGGCACGAATGTTGCCCTATCACGCGCCGCGCTAAGAGCCGCACTTGGTTCTTCTGCCACAAAAGCCTCCTCTACTTTCCCTGTCCTGCCGTATGGAAAATGGTATTTCGAGATCACGGCAACGGTCGCCGTAGAGCTTCAAATCGGTGTGCATTTAGCGGCTGACTTGCCAAACGATACCGGCAACATTGGGGATAGTAGCGGCGAGATTGGCTATCGCTCAGATGGTGGCCGACGCGAAGCGGGAACAACTACAGGGTCTTGGGGTGCGACCTTTGCGACCGGCGCGGTAATCGGCGTAGCGTGGGACGGCGACGCAAACAAAATTTGGTTCGCCAAAAACAACTCATGGCAAGCGAGTGGCGATCCTGCCAGCGGGGCAACTCCGGCTAACACGACGACAATTAGCACGGCCTCTTATTTCGCTGTTAGCGGGGGCAGCGGCGATATTGCCGACGTAAATTTCGGCCAAACCGCGTTCACCTACGCGCCGCCAACTGGCTTCAAAGCCCTTTGCACCGCGAACCTCCCCGCGCCAGCGATCCCCGATGGTTCGGCGCATTTCCAAAGCACGACGTACACAGGCACAGGATCAAGTCTTGCTGTAGTGCAATCAGGTAACAGTACGTTTACCCCAGACTTCGCTTGGATCAAATCACGTAGTGCTGCAACGGATCACGCTCTGTATGACGTTCTGCGTGGAGTACAGTCGCGGCTTGAAAGCAACAATACAGACGCTCAGGTTACTACTGACGCTGGATTGACTGCCTTCAACAGCAACGGTTTTCAAGTTAACACGCTGGCACAAGTGAATACCAACGCCGCTACCTATGTTGGCTGGCAATGGAAAGCGAACGGCGCTGGCGTAAGCAACACGGACGGCTCGATCACTTCGTCTGTCAGCGCGAATACGACTGCTGGCTTCTCAGTCGTCACTTACACCGGCACTGGAGCGAACGCGACTGTTGGGCATGGGCTTGGTGTGGCACCAAAATTTATTATAGTAAAATGTTATTCTGCTGCTAACGATTGGGCGGTTTATCAAGCAAGTAACACGTCTGCGCCGGAGACTGACTATTTGTTACTCAATAGCACAGCGGCGACT